TTGCATGAGTAGATCAGTTCGGAGAAAAGAAAGTAGACCAGAATGCCATCTGGGATTGGTCTGATCTTGGTAAATTTAACCCTTCTAGGGTTAAACTAAGAGAGAAGAAGAAAGCTTTTTCAGTACCAGAACAGCTTCCAGATATTGAAGAGGTTAATGCGTTCAGTGAAGTCAGCAATCAACAAAGCCGAATCAGTAATCATAATTTAGTGCGAGAACTTCACATAACTCCGCTCGTTGATACTTCAATGGGAAGAGCTATTGGAAGTGACAACTTGTTTTGGAGCGGCTGGGGGAACATGTCGCTGAATGAAGAGGCACAGCAAGAAATGATGGCTTCTAGTTTTGTAAGCCTATATGACGATGCCTTGCCTGAGCTTAGAACGAAACTTAGAGAAAGCAAAGAATATCAGACTTTGTTTTATTTCTGCTTCCCGCTGGAAAGATATTTGGGGCTGATCACGGTTTATAGTATTATGTCTGTGTCTGCGATGGCAAATGTTCCTCTGGTTTTTGTTAATACAAAATCAGAGCTTCATAGGTTGTGGTGGGTTCTTATGTCAGGCGGCGATTATAAGTACGAAGATCCTGTTATGAAAATGGTCGGTCAAAACTCTGGCGTGGCACAAATGCTAGACAACGTTGGCGGCACATTAGAAAAGTGTTTGGGATTCTCTTTTGGACTACCAGACTTCTCACTGCCGGGAATTGATATTATTGTCAAATTCTCGATTAAGACGCCACCGTTGATTTTCAAAGGTATTATAGAATTTATTGATCCAAACATTAAACTTGCTAAGTGGATTGTTGACTTGGCAAAACTATTAGGAATGTGTTTACCAATGCCTATGGTTTCGTTTGGGTTATTACCAATTAATATTTTTGGTATGGCTCCACTTGGCATCGGCTGGGGTCCACCTTTGACTCCACTGGGAATGATTTATCTTGCGATGGGCTTTGGCTCCTTTGAGTTCAATTCTGAATCACTATTTGCCGAGGAAGATGATGACCAAGATTTCCTTGGGTCTGTGGGAGCCACAGGGTTGCAAGCGTGTGAGGATGTGAAGGAAACGGATCGAGAAGAAGTCCAAGCTCTAAAGGACAAGATAGACCGGGAAAAAGGCAACAAACAAGATACTTAGTGAGTGGGAGAATACAAATAGATGGCGAGATCAAGAATAAGAGGCTTATCACCGAAGCTACCGTTAGCTTTAGATGAACAAGATGGCTATGCATTAAACAAGACATATAAGGAAATGGTAAGCCAGAACCTTAAAATGTTAATTTTAACTGTTCCCGGCGAGAGAATGATGGACCCCTTATTTGGCGTAGGTCTAAAGCGGTACTTATTTGAAATGAATATTGCATCCGTGCATGGAGCGTTGTCAGCCAAAATATATGAACAGGTTAAGCGGTACTTGCCCTTTCTTGATTTAGAGGGGGTTGATTTTTATACATCGGAAACAAACCCTGAACTTGGAGACAATTATTTACACATGGTAATAAGCTATCGTATTATCCCGCTCGATCAAACGGGCATTCTGGATGTAGATTTAAACTCGTCAGCACTAATTAGAGATGTAGATTGTGCATAATTTGGAGAACGTGGTATGCCGAAAAAGATAGTTCCAATTAAATATACCAGTCGTGAATACGAAACTATTAGACAGGACTTGATTGAATATGTAAAAAGATATTATCCTGAGATTTTTCGTGATTTTAACGAAGCCAGTTTCGGAGCGTTGATGCTTGATACGGTGGCTTATGTCGGTGACATTCTTTCTTTTTATTTAGACTATCAAGCCAATGAGAGCTTCTTAGATACTGCTGTAGAATATGATAATATTCTTAAGCTTGGAAGGCAGTTGGGTTATCACTTTAAAGGCAACCCGTCTTCTTATGGAATTGCTACATTTTATATTCTGTGCCCGACCGACTCTACTGGAATGGCACCCGATATGAGATATTTACCAATTTTAAAAAAGAAGAGTCAGTTCTCGGCTACGTCAGGCGCAGTCTATATGCTTGATGAAGATGTTCACTTTGATCACCCACATTGCGAAATTCGTGTCGCTAGGGCAGATACCGCTACGGGAATCCCGACAGCGTATGCAGTTAAGGCATTCGGAAGGGTTATTTCAGGTCAGCTAGTGCAAGACTATATCCAAGTGGGTGATTTTAAAAAGTTCAGAACTGTGGAAATAAATCAGGAAAATGTGGCAGAGATTATTGAAGTGATAGATGACGAGGGGCATGAGTACATTGAGGTTGAATATTTATCTCAAGATGTGGTCTATCGAGCTTTGACAAATAGAAACAGCGACAAATATGATGCTCCTGAAATTTTAAAACCATTTATGGCACCAAGAAGGTTTGTCACAGAGCGGTCTGCTCGTAATACAATACTTCAGTTTGGTGCGAGTTCTGATATAGAGGTAGACATTAACAATGTAGTTAACCCATCGGTAGTAGACCCGGCTAATGTAGTCTTACAAAGACACGGAGCACCTTATATTTCAGATGCCTCTTTCGATCCTTATAGGCTAATTGAATCTGATAAATTTGGCATCGCCCCATCGCAAACAACATTGAGCATTGTTTATCGGCTAAACTCTGTATCAAATGTTAATGCTCAGACGGGTACATTAACCGAGGTAGTTGAACCTCTGTTTGAGTTCAAAGACAGACAGGACTTAAGCACAAAAGATGTTAAAAGTGTGAGGGCTTCTTTGGAAGTTATAAACGAAGAACCTATCGTTGGTGACGTTACTCTACCCTCTGGCGTTGAACTGAAAAGACGAATTCTTGATACTTTTGCAACCCAAAATAGGGCAGTGACAGCTAAAGATTATGCAGCAATGGCATACTCTATGCCACCCAGATTCGGCGCACTTAAGCGTGTTGCTGTGATGCGGGACCACGATTCATTAAAAAGAAATTTGAACATGTATGTTATTTCTGAGGACGGAGCCACGAAGCTTACTGAAACAAACGACACAATTAAGAAAAATCTAAAGACGTGGCTTCTTAAAAATAAAATGGTTAACGACACCATTGACATTTTACCTGCAAAGATTATTAATGTTGGAATTGAATGGGCTGGAGTTGGTCGCCTAGATATGAACAAATATGATGTTCTGGTAGAAGCAAACAAGGCTTTGAGCTTGCATTTTTCTAGAAAGTTGGATATTGGCGAGCCGTTTTGGATCACAGATGTATATAAAGTTCTCAAGAGTGTCACGGGCATTGTTGATGTAACGAGAGTTGATATTAACCAAAAGAACGGCGGCAGATACTCGGACATAAGAATAGATTTGAATGATAGAATGTCGGCAGATGGAAGGTATATTAATACTCCCAAAAATTGTATTTTTGAAGTGAAGTACCCAACCGAGGATATTAAGGGGGTTATAACCTAATGTCAATTAAAAGATTTACAGCCGATGCTGATACTACAATTACGAACGCCTATCTTGAAAATTTGAGAACCCCGGCTACGGGTTCTAATATGGGCTTGGCAGATTCCATAGAAGTGTTTTCTATTTATGCACAGGTGGATGCAACCTCAGTAGAGATGTGTCGCACTTTAGTTAATTTCCCAGTTGCAGACATTGCTGCTGCAATCGCCGCAGGCGAAGTGCCTGATAACACAGCGGGAGGAAACGTTTCTTATATTTTAAGAATTTTTAACTCTCCACATCCGTGGACATTGCCTACAAATTATAGCATGGTGGTACATCCAGTGACGACAGCGTGGGATGAGGGTCATGGACTAGATATGGAAGAATATAAAGACGATGGAGCTAGTGGTGTTGCCCCAAGCAATCAGTTCGGCGGCAGCGGCGCAAGCTGGAATGTTGCAGCCAATGCTGTGGACTGGACAACTCCCGGTGGCGACTTTGATGCTGGCACAGCTTTCACGGCTACGTTTGATGAAGATGGCACAGAAGATGTTGAGCTAGATATTACAAGCTTGGTTGACGATTGGCTGGACGGTAGTGTAAATAATTTTGGCATAGTATTGAAGTTATTAAACGACCATGAAGACGGGACTGATGGTCGCTCATACTATACGAAAAAGTTTTTTGCGAGAGGAAGCGAATATTTCTACCGACGACCTATGATAGAGGCTAGGTGGGATTCAACTGATGCTGGCGACGACCGTAATAATTTTTATGCAGAGAGTAATCTTCGTGCCGCTGTTGATAACGAGAACCTTATTTCAATTAGAAATCATGTTAATGGGGTGTTAACAAACATACCAGCATTGGCTGCCCCGATGGATATAAAGTTTTATCCCACAGAAGAAGACGCTGTGGCTCTAACAAATGAAATTGTTGTAACGAGCCTTGCAATGGACAATGCAGTAGCGGGAGTCTATGCGGCTACTGTAGTTTTAGATACAGACCTCGACAATGTTCAAGCTGTGTGGCAAGATCAAACTCCAACGGTTTATCTTTCAGAGTCGTTAAATATTAAACATCGCACGGCTGATTTGACTTCCGAAGCAAACCCGGTTTACGTTACTACGATTATAAACTTAAAACAAAAGTATTCTACGGAAGAAGTTCCAAGATTGCGGATTTACACCCGTTTAAAAGATTGGAGTCCAACTATTTATACAGTAGCGAGTAAGGAGATTGAATCAGAAGTGGTTGAAGCGGCTTACTATGAGGTGATTAGGGTGACTGATGGGCTTCCCGTTGTAGAATATGGAATTGGTGGTACAGAACATACCAAGATTTCATACGATTCTCAAGGAAATTATTTTGACTTTGATATGGAATTGTGTGAACCCGGCTATATGTATCGAATCAATTTGGCATATAATGTCAATGGTGAAATCCGTTATCAGCCCGAAGCTTTTAAGTTTAGGGTAGAATAACACATGAGCATAAAAGATTTATTTGGTAAAAAATCTAATCAAATTGTTTCCAGTGAGAGTCTTAAAGAGACTGTCGATAGAAACATTGAGTCGGTTGATTACGCAGAACAGCATGTAGTAGAAAAGCGCAGGTTTATTCCAAGGGTGGATTTTTCTGACCCGAAGAGCTTAGCCAGATACGGCTCTGCGTCTAAATATTATTCTGATGCAATTCAAACAATCTATCAATCGTACCCCTACGATGGCTCTTATGCTGAGAAAAAAGATTGGCATAGTCGAGCCACCTACATTGACAACTGGTTTTTTGAAAACCAGTATCCACGGTTCGTTGGTCATGTTAAATTAAATGACATAAAGCTGCACCCTTTCGCTAGTGCTAATGTTCTTGGCGATGGTCGGAACTATATGACGTTAACCGACCCTCAATATATTGCTCTAAAAGGTGGACCGCACCGTACATTAATTAATGATACTGGCAATAGAGAACAAATAGATCATGGCATCTCTGGTGCCGACGTAAACAAAGAATTTCCATTTAAGCTTGGAAAAGCAAATATTTGGAATCCAAAAGAAATGCGTGATTCCAACCTGTATATGAGCGGAGAGCTTGGAAATACGGTCGAGTTCTGGTGGAGGAAGGATCAGCCCAAGAGGTTGGGAACTGTTTGTCTTTTCGATATGTGGAATCAGGAACCGCACGGCTCCACGGAATATGGAAGAATCTTAATTGAGCATGACGAACAAGTGCTTGCTGCAACGGGTGATTATTTTCATGTTACATACGCACACGGAACAAACGGCGTTGAGCGGCAACCAGTTGGCAACCTAAACGACGTACCGAACGATTACAATCCGTGGGCGTGGAATCACTATGCCTATACATGTGTCAATGAGGGTGGTGAGCTAAGAGTCAGGTTTTATCTCAATGGTAAATTAATAACTGACGGACTTGCGGGAACCGCAATTGATGTTGTTCAGCAGCACCCCGACAAGGCTTCGGCTGCGTTTATCGGCGCATATCAAAACAGACCAGTATCTTCAATTCTAGCAATAAAGTGGGGTCCAACAGGTGAGGGCAACGTTGCTGTGCAGGCATCTTATGATGAGTTTAGATATTGGAAACAGGCTCGTACATCCGAAGAGGTTGGAAGACACTGGTTCACACAAGTTGGCGGTGGAACAAACACTGATGATGCAAACGTCATGCTTGGGGTTTATTATAAGTTCAACGAGGGCATTGTAGATGCAGAGAACAAAGACAGCCAGTATGATAAAAATGTGTTGGATTATTCTGGACGTATTTCAAACGGCACGATCCAAAATTATAATATAAGAACCCGTAGTTTGGAATCAGCAATGGAAAGCTTTTCTACCAAACATAAAGAATTTAAAGACCCTGTTCTATATCCAGCACACCCAGAAGTTGCTGAACTGCTGAGAACTAAAAAAGACGAAGGGTTTGTACACGATACTTCAAATAATGCAGCCATCTATCATACGATGCCTGAGTGGATTACTTCAGAAGATGAAGAGCTTGGCGGGGAAGCTTTACTTGATCTGACGCAGGTTATCGCCAGCTACTTTGATACGTTACATCTTCAAATTGAAGCACTGCCTTGTTTGACGAATACCAAATATGTTCAAGACGACGAGAAGCCTCTTCCTTTCGCAAGTCACTTGTTGGAATCTGTCGGTTTCGTGGCTCCCGAAATTTTTATTGATGCGTCCCTCCTTGAGACTATGGCACATCGTGATGAGACACAAAACTTTGAAGAAAAGGTTTATAATGTCAAGAACACGATATACCAGAACATTTATAACAACATTGCTGGCATTTATAAGGCGAAGGGTACAGAGAAATCATTTAGGAATTTACTTCACTGTTTTGGCATTGGAGATGAATTAATTAAAATCAACCTGTACGGTAGTGATGTGGTGTTCAAGTTTGATGACACTTATCGACACGTCGCAGCGAGAAAGAATTACTTAGACTACAACAATGTTGACAGGTTTGATTCATCTGTATTCCAAAAAAGAAATCCAGATAATCCAAATAGCACATCTTATATCAGAGGTTCAGACACAAGCGAGTTTGATTATATTCCTTTCACCTTAGAGGTAGAATCGGTATTCCCAAGAGTATTAGATAATGACCATCCAAACTATGACAGGCACAATTTTACTAATATCTCTATTTTTGGAATGCATGAGGCATATGCGCTCGACGAAGATGTTTTAAATTGGCAACCTTCTAAGGCTTGTGATTTTGAGGTTTTTGCCATCCGTGAAGAGATTGACGGAGAGGAACGAAAAAACGTCAAGTTCAAGTTACGGGCACAAGGCTTCGGCGGATTTGAATTAGAGACTGGCTTCTATCCAGAAGTTTATAACAACGAGCAATGGAATTTTGCGGTTAGAATTTATCAAAACAAAAGACCCTTAACAGATTTGGTTTTGGGTAGTGAGTTTGCAGGTGATCCTCCAGTTGACGAAGAATATACATTTGAGTTTTATGGAGTTAATACTGTTCTTGGCGACGTTCAAGAAGAGTTTTTATTGACGCAAGCTGTTGCAGCCCCTGATGCAAAGAGCGCACTCAACGCATATAAAAGAATTTATGTTGGCGCTCATTACAGGGATTTCGGTCCAGACCATACTAACCCAGAACCCCTAATGCAAACCGACATTAAGATCGGCAGTGTTAGATATTGGGCTGATTACCTCGACAGCGACACAATCCAAGACCATGCTAGGGACACAACAAATTGGGGTCGCAAGCGACCATACAAGCCAGCTTACTTTGCAGAAGGAGTTCTTGATACTTATCATGTCCCTCAAATTGAAACCCTAGTTCTCCATTGGGACTTTGCAACAGTGACCGTTGCCGATGGCGGCGACCCAACAGTTAATACAATTTTGTCTGATGCTGGGTTCTGGGTTGAAGACGTTTCTTCTGGCTCATTGGACAAGACTCTTCCCGGTGGAAAATATGATTGGCTTGGAAAAGTTACCGAGTATCAGCACACGGCAAGAGGTGATTATTATTACCCTAACGACAAAGAAGTAATTGACAGAGATTATGTTTATACCTCTAGGCAACACTTGCCAGAAATTATTCATAGCTCAGATACAATTAATATTCTTCGCCAAGATGATGACGTGTTCACGAAAGAGTCTAAAGCAATTAATCACTTCTGGGCGATTGAAAAGAGCATGTATCAAAACATCTCTGAAGAACAGTTAGAGATGTTTGCCTCTATTGTAGAGTTTAATAATCTTGTAGGCGAAGGCGTCAACCGCTACCGAATGGAATATAAGGATCTCGGCAAACTCCGTCACATCTTTTTTGCAAAGATTGATAACGTACCGAGATTTGAAAGATATGTGGAATTTTATAAGTGGATTGATTCTTCCATCAGTGCGATGCTTCAAGAATTAATTCCCGCTTCGGCAAATTTCTCTGACGAACTACGAACTTTAATCGAGAGTCACATATTAGAGAGAAATAAATATTGGAATAAATACCCAACTCTTGAAATGAAGGACAAGCCTCCAGAGGTTCCCATTCTCGGCATTAATGAAATGTTGTATAATTGGAAGCATGGGCGAGCAGCTTTAGAAGAAAAGAAGAATTGCCTATGGTGGAATCTTCGCACAGAGAGAAACCACCCACTTCTCACAACTGGTTATGATGATATTGATGCAGACAAAAATCAACTTCTTCACGCCTATCAAACAATTGATTCTGGTTCGTGGGAAGATCGACGTTTTGCACACGGCACAAACAGTTATAATATGGAGTCTTATCAGGCTTCTACTTTTGTTCTTAGAAACCTTTCTAAGCCTTATAAGTTTTCCGTTGATGAAAATGTACCAATCCACGGAGGTAGAAATTACCCACAGAATAAGAAGCTTCATTATGTAAGAACCGAAACTCCTTTTGCCTCAGAGGGCACTGTTTGTCTTGAAGACGCAAATCAAGTTGCTGGGTTTGATTGTTTGGATGATTACGAATCCGAATACACCATGAAACGACGCCTTGCTTTCGCAGCGGCAAATAAAAAATATCGTGAGGGCACCGAAGAAAATCAGGCGAAGGGTACATTGTTATCTCCATTCGACTTGTATGCTGATGTAGCAGATGACGACGCCCACACGGGTCGCTATTGGGGCAACGTCCACTCTGACACCTATGGTGACGACATGGAAACTCCGATGCAGGGCGTCTTCACGGACACCCACGTTGGTGGCTTACAGTATCGTCACATTGTATTTAATCATGGCGATGACGACCAGACGACCAGACCAGAAGCGTGGCTGTTTGATGCGGAGACTGGATGCTTCATCGGTCCAGATCAAATTAGTGTACACAACCCACGGGCAAGATATTACAGAGACGAAAAGGCAAAGCGACCAGTTAACATTAGAAATGTTAAGACCACGTTGGAAAATCCGATTCTGGGTAACTTTAGGTTCTTGTACGAATTCTCTCAGACAGTCTCCAGAAAAAAGAACAATTCGTGGTTTACTAAAATTGAAGGAATCCCAGCACACGATGTGTGGTCTGTACAGTCTAAGGTGGTTAAGGGACATTATGATTTTGAGCTTCCGATTAGACAACTACACCCTGACGGCGAACAGACACATAAACAATATGGTCGAGAGTGGGTAGAAGAATGGAAAGCACTGCGAGCCGATCCTCATTTATATAAACACAGACATGTATTTGTAGAGCGATTTTCTGCACCCGGTTCACCACATACAATTCCAAGAGGTATGATGGACGTGGAAGCTGAAGAGTTCTCTCCACACAATCAATTAAACTTTAGGAACCTTGATGTTCGTGTACACCTTAAGAGGTGGTTGACACACCATGCAAGGTGGGGCGGGTATAGAAGTTGGTATCGCCAGCGTCCAGTGTTGGATTGTTGGGACATTAAAACAAATCCAGATGACGTATGGGGGGCTGATTGGAATCCGTTGCTAGATCCTAATCCCGGTTCTCCCGGCGACACTGGTGTGTTCTGTGCGGCGAACTATCACAAGATGAACAGGAACGTAAAATACGTTTTCCGACCAACAGAATATTTTGATCTATCGGCAGCAAAAGGCTACTGGGCAGAACAGTATGATGAAGACTGTAGTGATTGTGGAGACAATGATTGCGATCCTGATGTTGTTTATCCTCCCGGTCATCCGTGTTGTCTCCCATATTGGTTCCCAATTAAAGTCAAATATGTATGCAAAGAGACTTTTGATAACTGGTGGCAACAGCACCAAGTCCCGCAAAGCGGTTATCAATATAGTTGGATTAAAGATTCAGTTCTTCCTGTGGATTGTCCACAGGGACGTGCTGAGCCGTTTACAAACATGAGAGCGGAGTATCCAACAATTGTTGTGGACCCAGATGATCCAGAATACGGATTGATGCCAGAGGCAAAACCATTTGATAACACAACCTTTCCATCGGACTATACCGATCCCCCACTAAAGGGAGAGAGGGCTGGACCGATTAAGGAAGATCCTTATTGGAAGATTTCTCTTATTGATGGCTCCTATATTGAAAATAATCATGACAACTGGGCACTCGGACATTTTACGCTCCGTGGCTCATCTTTAGATTCCACAGTACAAGAGTATACGCTGGCACAGTATTCTATTTCTGTGGGCGTCACATTGCTCGACAATTTGTGGGACGACAGTAAGCTGGTTATTGAGTCTGGTTTTCCGTTCATGCGTGTGTTTAAAAGGTGGGATGAAAAGCACCACCCCTATTCATATGAGAATGTTATAACTAACACCGAACTTGGATATTGTGAATATAGTTGGGCGGGGGTTAACATGCTCGGAGATAATCTCTCTAACTCAGCCGCTTGGAAAAAGTACGATCAATATTATCATCCCACGAAACAGCAGTTGATAAACGTTAGTGAGTCCCCAGCCGGGGAACCAACCTATAAATTGGTTAACCTGCCAGACTTCATTCTTGATGATGAGGGTAATATCGTTCCTAATATAACAGATCCTCACGCTGATGTGATCAGCCAATATACAGCAGGGAGTGTTAACAATGTGTCATACTCAAATGGGGGTGTTTATTCACCGGCTCTAAATTGCGATCTTATAGAGGACCAACTTAATGATGCATATGTGCCATCTCTAAGTTTTAATGATTTGATGTTGCATAGAAATGGTCCGTATCAACATCCATCATGGAAACAAATTAGAGGACACGAACATCCAATCACTCGTTTCCATAGAAACAATAATATTATTTCTATGCTTGACCACACAAGGGCAATGGATTTCGTTTATAAAATTGATCCAAGGAAGGATGGAACGGAACAAGAAAGAAGACTTGTTTTCAGAGAACGAAGATCAGACTCGGTAACAAATTATGTTGAACCGTGTGCGGCGTGGAATATGCCAATGACTCACAGGCTGGGCTTCCCCGGCAGTCGTGTTGGCGGTAGGCTGAAACATACGTTTAGCAACAATCTTGAGATGTTTGCGAACCCGTTTCTTACACAAAGGCTGTCTCTTGTAAAGTGTGATAAGCAAATGTATGATACCCTCCTTGAGCAATATATGGATTCTGAGGCTTCGACCTCTCCCAAGTTCTTTGGAATGGTATACAAAGAATATATCTTCCCGAAACATAGAAATGTCGGACTGGCTAAAATCCGTTCAAGGCTTAACTATAAAGAGGTATCGGGCTATGGAGTAAATGGATATGATAAAAGAGTTTCAGAGATAAGAAATTTCTGGCACACTGATGCTAATGACCGTAAAAGAACAGAGCTTAAATCTAAGAGTGGTGCTGTGACTCACCCAACTGAGTGGGCTTATAACTTTGCAGTTGACACAAACAACACAACTGCTCTTAATTGTTTTAATTATCCAGTTAGAAGAAGCAGCGTGTGGGCGTTAGACTATCACAAATATTGGGATGAAGATATTGGTGTTCGTCTGGGCGCAGCCGGAAACGGAGAAGATTTGGCTCAGTTTTGTCCCTCCAATCTCCCACCGGAGATGGCAGGGGTAAAAACCAAGATTCTATTAAATCGAGCGAAGTCCGTTAGGGTCATGCGTGGAGATTTGGGTTGGGCAGGCTTCGCTCAATTTAGGGGATATGTTTACGATGGCACAAATACAAACCCAGACTTTAACGAAGGGAATGGTCACTATTCTCCAGATTGGTATTCAGATACTTGTTTGGGATTTTACACTCGTCTTGATTTATCTTTGATTGATCAAGAATGTAATAAATACCAGATTGAAGATCCACAGAACGGAAAGTGGCACGATATTCCTGCGCCGTGTTTGCCCCTCTTAGACCCAGAAACAGGTCAGCCAGTCGAAGGTGAAAGCGATACAAAAGATTCTTGCTGTTGCCCTGTAAAAGAATATCAAGAATGGATGGCACCACGACCGACTCCACAGTATATTCATAATCCACAATCTTGCAAAGCGACAGAAGAAGGCTGGGCTTGGAACACAGCAGCCCTAAGTGGCAAAGCCCCTTGGTATGATTCATACGAAGAGTATAATAAAGACATTCGTTTGATTGGACAAAATTATTCAATCTTACCAGAATTTAGAATTTCCTCAAACATGAAATATTATGTTAATGAGATGGGTGGAGATTTTCGTTCTGAAAATAAGAAAATGTTTGAAACAATTGGAACGTTCACACGGATCGGCGGTCAACAGCCAGAAGCTCCCGAAACAAGTGGAGAGACTTATACTCAATATCAATCTTATCATTCATATGACGGCATTAATTTCTTGCAGGATGATTTTGAAAATTTGGTATCCGGCTACACCTATGAAATAAATTGGGCGGCAGGATTTGAGTCATTCAATAATGGGGAAATGGCAAACACAATTATTCTTGATAACTGTTTACAAGAACAGCCTGTTCCCCTTGATGCAGTTGCAACTAATTGGAAATGTGCAGTGGCACAGCCAATTACAAAATTAAATACGATTTTAAAACTTAAAGACGCCAAAATGTTTTATGGCGAAGACACAGAAGAACTTAAGAACAGTTATTCATTCTTTGACCACCATGAAGCAACCGCCCCACACCAACGACAGGGTGGCGAAGGCGAGTTTATGAAAGTGTCCCTTGGAGATACTGGGTTACAATATAATAATTTACAGGGCGATGTAGATTGCTATTTCAGTTATGTAAAGTTGTTTGATACTTATCCAGAAATTCCCGGCGAGGGAATCCCTATTGGCGGGGCACCGTCCCTTGCGGAGATCCGAGGCAATTTTGACGGCACAGGAGACACGGACACGGACTATGGCGAATGCCTTGATCTTGATGGGTACGAACTTTCCCCACCAGATATTACCAGCGCAATCCGAAATGCTTATCACGAAGCAAAAGGAGAGTCTTGTTTTACGCTTTCATTTTGGGTGAACGTTGACCATGATGGCTGGAGGCAAGCAGAAAACCAAAGTATGGGTGGTTTTACTTTTTCATATGAAGGTCCACCGTCCGAACAAGACTTAACAAATTTGTTTAAGCCGATGGCAGCAATTCGTGATATTGAGGGTCTAATTGGTGACGCCGACCTTGAACAACAACCAGAACTTTCGGAACTGGAAAACCGTGCTAACAAGCAAGGGCAGTTAAATATAGTCGATGACCGCAACCTACCTGACTCCTTGAATAAGCCAGAAGGCGAGCAAGACGGAGCAACTCCAAAATACGGTATGGATAAAAGATTGTCGTTTTATCTGAAAGATTTTTATGATAACCCCGCACAGGGCGACTCCCATCAATTTATTGATCTTGTCAGCAATCCAAACGCACTTAGTGGGCGACCTATGCTTGTTGATGACTGCGGGAACAAACTACACTTTGATATAGAATTACACGACGGCTCTCTTCATGGGACATGGCAGCACATTGTTATGGTTTATATTGGAGGCTCAAATGAGAAAATGGGCAAATCAGGACCAACTGTCAGCACGACCAATGCTGGCGACCCCGCATGGATTAATAGCCACAAAGCTTTCTTGTTTGTAAATGGAAAGCAAATTCCATCTCATCACGCATATCATGAGATGTTAGGACAGGATACTCACAGCCCATTTCCAGCGGCTCGCACGTCGATTCCAAACGCAATCAAGCACAACGGGGCATTGTTTCACAATGTGAAGTCGTGGGCAGCGCAGGGTTCTTCTGGTCACAATCAAGTGCCACACGATATAACCAAGCAGCCAGAAGATTTTGAGTTTCAATCCTTTGATTTGATTAATAACTTTACTTTTGGCAAGTGTATTAAATTTGAAAATCCGATGGAGAAAGACCGACATACCCTGAGAGGATACGTTCAGAACCCTGTCCATCCACAGACAGGACCAGTATATATTAGGAAGACGAGTGCTTTTGAACCTGATGCTGTATTGCGAGGTAAAGTAAATGATGTGTCATTATACACTGGGGGTTTTGTAGACCTAGAACCAGCCAATTTAACGGACATGATTAATTTCGCCTCAATGACGCTTCAAGAGGGATCAACCTCTACTGGCTGCGCCTTCAACACTCCGGGGAAAGAAACTTTTGATGTAAACAGTGAGGCACACTTATCCGAACTGGAAGAGTGTGTAAGAAAGGCGGCTTTCAACTCAATCATAAACCCAGCCCTACCAGCAGGTTCAACAGATACTCCGGTGGAGTCTATCTTTGCCATACATCATTACGGAGAACAGTGCGAAAACTTAAATGATGTGTATGCAGAATGGGCTAAAAAAATGAATTGCTCAGAAAGTGGAACCACTGAAATGGTCACTCCGACTGGGAGAACCATCGTTGACGACGATGTTCCCGATGGTATCGTCAACGATGAGCTTGACCATCAGTTTTTTGTCAGACCGCCAGATGCGAGGGTCCATTACCTCAACCTGCGGACGATCAGCGAGATAGATAAAACAAATTATCTCCAGAAAAAAATATATCGCCCATATGATAATTGTGCGAAGATGAGTGGCTGGTGGAAAATGGGCATTCCAGTTTGGGAACGGGAGTTATGCGAGACTACTGTTTGGAAAGAAGATTTCTTTAAATGTTATGGACATACCGACGCTATTCAACATATTGATAAAGTGTATGAAGATCACAGAGAATTAGGAATCGACGCTTACCCCAGATTGACCTTAAAAATAAATGCGATCAAAAAGCTGCTTCCCTATAATGGATTTTATCCATCTCAGAGAACGGTCCAGCTAGCTAGCTTGTTTTATGATTCTATTTCTCCATATGTTGTTGGAGAGAATGACGAACAGGCTTATGAAAGGGCTAGGACTTTGCAAGCAATGACGCAGCCTTTCTTCGCACCGGGCATTCTTTATAATACAATTAAGTCTGGCATTGCGGTGGATTGGGCTTGTTACGCAGGCGAGCATGACGGCACTTCTAATGATATGCGGGATCGTTTTCTCGACAGGTACTATGAGGTTGTATGGTGTTGCACTGAAAACTGCGATGACGACTTACCTTCTTGTAGCGAGGTGGCGAGCGGCGAGCTTTCTACTGCTGGACCAGTAAGGGGTGTCATCTCCGATGCTAACCTGTCTCATGTTAACAATATAGTCGCAGCAGCGACAGTCGAGATGATGAAAATTCTCGCAGCCCGTGGACAGGTGGCAGATAAAGGAAAGCTAACGGAAGAAGCACAAAGGGAGTTATCTGGTCTTCTCATAGACCGCTTTGCCAGTGGTGCCCTAGACCCAGCCAAAGTTGATCCAAGACAAGTTATTGAGGGCTTCGGACGTGCATTCGATGGAGCTTCACCGGAGGATATTAAAAACGAAGTGCGGGAAATGGCGTCGATGAGTGTTGCTCCTTCAAGATCAGATAATCCCGAAGTAGAGTTGAGACTTGTAAATGATGCTGGGTGTGAGGGTGCGTTTCTAGGAGAAGCGCCCAACTTTAGAATTCCATTTGAGGGGTTGGTTTCTATCGACTCGGTTCTTCCGTTACAAAACAGTCAAGAGCTTTCTAAGATATTTCTCCTTGCTCCATCATATTATGCGGAGAGATTTGAGCCAACACTCGATACGGCGATGTTTAGCCTACCGGATGATGCTCCACCTAATTCCACTATTTCAGGCATTGCTGGCGAACCAGATGAAAACTTGCGATACCCGTATTTTGAATGGCTTGGACGAAAGAATCCTCTTTATGAAATGGCGATGCATAATTTCTTAGCAGAGGTTCCAAACTTCTTCTTGAAAAGAAAAGGGTTCACAACATTTGCTTCGCAGCCAGAAAAAGATTTTAAAACAGTTACTAGCGGAACAATGTATTACATGGATGTGCAACTGTATGTTACAGAAGATTTTGCGATGACTTCTAGCCCCCACGACGGGGAGGCGTGTCAAGTTCTTGATGGCGCTGGTTCACAAGTCCTCGATGCATCTGGTAAGCCGTTTACTACAGAGGGGAGATATTTCGGTCCAGCCGTTAAATATCTTGAGAACATGGAGGATCAATTTTATATTGGTGACCCAGCCCAAGCACCATATGTTCCACCATATTTTTATGGTCGAGCTAAAGCAAGAGTTATCTTTGAACCTACTGAAGATGGGCGTCCAACGCTCGATGATATTTTTAAGAATTCATCCATTCAATATGTAAACGAAGAGATGGACGAACTGTTTGCAAACAAGATGGTCCCGCCAGATCCATCCTTGTCTGCTGCCTCCTTGGTTTATAGGAACACTGAGTATAGAAATACTCCAGCCTATCAGGGAAGAATGCCTATGGAGGCTTCAATTAATTTCTTTGGTCGAACTAAACAAAGGAAAATTACATATGATGTAGTTCGCTCTCCTTATGAATTGCCTGATGTTCTGGACTCTATTAAAGAGCCTTATTTGGCTAGGACGGCAGAAGATAGTGATACTTCCGAAAGCTCGGTGTGGACTATTTCACCACGGTTTGAGTGTCCTACATTAAACTTCAAAACAGAGGATAATCTTCGTATGCGCCAATACCCGGTTGAGGCGACGATGGATACGCTTTCTGTTGCGGTTCAGAATGCTGGTTTAACAGACCTTAGACCAGATCAAGTAAAGGCTTTAAATGCCCTTGGGTATTCTTTGAATGCAAGTTTGGCTGTTTCATTATATCAATGTACTGTTTCAGCTTGCGCCCCTCACGTTGGTTGGAATTGTGAAGAGTTTTTCGAGGGAAGTCAAGAGCTTCCTCCTTGCGGAGAAGCCTGCACCACAGAACGCTTGCCGCACGACGCCAGAGGTATTGGTATGTGGTCTGGATATGGTCAAATCCCCGAAGCAGAAGAGGGTATTTTTATTACCCTAGAGGAATCTTATAAACGACGGAGGGATATGAAGACTCCGATTAAGTGTGAGCTTTCTACGAAGAACCATGAAGTTCCAACAGCAAAGATTATTATTCCAGATGTTCAAACATGGAAACTCCACGATTCTAAGATTACCTTGACAAGTCCTCATGGTGACGAAACAGAGATTACAATCGGTCAGCCAACAAATGTTTACGATCTCAATGGCTGGGGCGGCTTTGTTGATCTTTGGGGCAACAACTCAGGAAACGAAACCGAGATTGACTATTACGGTGCAAACGTTTTTGAGCCGACCTATACTGATCAGAACACCGCTGCAACTTCGTTTAATTGGTTTGGCACTTTAGGGATTAACGCTGGTCCTCCCAAAGTTGTAACATTTAATACACAACAAAATTTTCAAGCTCTTATGGTTTGGCCACCTGCTAGCGTCAATGGCGGTGGAGCGGGTGGAACAATGAGCACCACTGGAACTGGACCCGTACACCGTGGAGAATATGATGTAGAAGCATATCTGGGCGCAGAAGGAATTCATACTAATTTCAACCACCAGTGGAATTGGGGTCAGTACGCTGGCTGGAGTCAAGGTATGGTGCAGCCAATAAATATTGCTAAAGCGATTGCACACTATATTAATGGGCGCTCAAGACTTGAATCAGACTTTTGCTGGCAAGCAGAAGCAAAATATTCAACAGGCGTTACAATTCAAGCCGATGCCGGGATGGTAGAGATTAAGTGGGTGGAGAGAGATCCAGATCGAACAGGAACAGATTTAGAACCGCTTATTGCTATTGAGCCGGGTAGCGTTGGCGTTCCATATGATATACAAAGCCCAGCAGCTATACATTTTGTAGATGAAAATGGTAAGATTGTGTGGAATAAAAAAGGTGGAACATACGATTTCTACCCAGAGGAAACAGATGAGGAATACGTTCGCTGTATCGAGACTGTTGGCTCTCTGGTGGACGTGTGTGGGTTCCAAACCTCAACGGAGAGAGTTGGCGAGCTAGCTGACGAAAAAGAAATTTCAGAAGCAGTGGTTATGATTCCATTCGTAGATGAGCCTATTAATAGTAAAACGATGGCGTCAACGGTTAATGTTATGGGACGAAACTTTTTCAAACTTTCTAAGAAGCTCTTCAATTACACTAAGAAAAATATTGAAGCAGGTAAGCCAGCAATTCCACACGAAGGTGCATCTAGTGAATACAGCGTAGAAAAGGATATTCCAAGTACGTCTGTTTCTGAAATGATTACTAACATAAAAAAATATAACATGCCGCCTCAATTTGATTTCATTACTTATCCGCTGAAGTCTGGTGAGTTCCCGTTTGTTATGTACATTTTTGAATTTCATCACACTTTGGACAAGCAGGATTTGGCTGACATTTGGCAGGGGGTTATGCCGAAGATCGCTGTGACCGCTGAGAAAGATTCAGTAGTCATATCACATGAGATGAATCCTGTTGAATTTTATGAAGCCAAAAAGCTCCCACCGAACGTTCGTTGGTTGACTTTTAAGGTTAAGAGAAAAGCTAATATAGATTATTATTCTGTCACGGCAGACTCAAGAGATGATGATAGATTTAAGTTTGACTTTGAATTTGGCGAAGCAGCGCCAGAGTATAGTTATAATTGGCCATATGACTTTTTCTCTTTGGTTGAGTTGGTCCAAGTAGAGGGTGGAGTGTCTGCAACACCAGCCTATGAGGATATTATTAAAAAGTCTAGATTGCCTATTCGGGGAGATACCGAAGATCAATTGACCGACGCACACATAGCAGGACAGGCAGAGGGTACAACCAAAATTGGATCGCTGGTGGACTGGGATCATGTTTTTAAAGCAGTGCCAGAGGATGAAGACTAATGACGTTTTTTAATAAAAAAGAAGATGTGATCGAAATTCAACTGACGCAGTACGGCAAACATTTACTGTCAAAGGGGAAATTTAAGCCAGCCTATTATTCTTTCTTCGATGACGATGTGTTATATGATGCCGAGTATGCAGGGTACAATGAAAAACAAAATGATGCTCAGCCGAGGATTGAAGATATAACTCCGAGAACAAAAACTCAATATGTTTTCAGCAGCAGAGAAAAAGAAGTGCGAAAGCTGGTTGACCATGTTCTTCACGAAGGTGGGAATATAAGAGATGCATCTGTGCAATCAACTCCAGATAAACATTATGCACTTTCTGCGCCGCTTGGAACTTCTGACTATATTGGCAATAAAGCTCCATCATTTAGTGTGACGTTTCTCCGTGGCACGATAGGTGAATATGTAACACACTTGACGGGCGCACACCCAACAATGCACATTCCACAGTTGGCAGTAAATTCAATCCTTTACACCACACAGTGCTGGCTAGACAACCCACCTGATACGGACTTGCTAGACCCCCCCGGTGGACCGCAAGCGGGTGGTATAGGCTCTGCTGGCTCTGCTGGCGCTATTGGCTTAGCGGTCCAGCTATATGATGATGGTTCATATATTGAAATCAAAGATGATTGGCTGCTGGTCGAGGCTGAGGAATTAAATGTTCCATTCACTAACGAAAACTTTGATGTTGAGGTGTTCTTGGTTGAAGATGTAGATGCACAGGGCAACTTAGTTCCTAAAGAATTAAAAGGCTTGGTGGACACAAGAGAGATGCTGCACCAATTATCGTTTGTCAAACATGCAGTTCTGATTGACGAGAATGATATTTTATTAGACGAGCCAGAGGGAGGAACTACAGAACAATTTCCAGAGATAGATCCTAGTTATGTTGAATATTGGTTTAATCTTTGGGTTGATTCTGAGATAGACGAAATGGTACTGTGTGCCGACGCACCAGTTAACAGACCGAGGGGAATTTTTACACAAGATGCATTGGAGTGTGCCATGAACGATCAAGACGATGTACCAACTTCCGAAAACGCAATCGGAGGCAGCGACCTTGCCAAGAACACCGGACTATCGGATTCTCCAAACGCAAACTCGCAGGCTGGAGGTATGGGCAACGACTTGTATGATAAGTCGGTAACAGACACAACAGTTGACGGTGACGGGGGAGATGACTGCTAATGCCATCTTTAATTAGTCAAGAAGAGTTGTTGGGTGATTTGCTCCCGTCTGTGTATTTCGACGGGATCACGTTAGAATCTTCTGGTCAGCCGCCAGAAGACGACGATCCTCATATCGACCATCAACGTGAGCGAGCCAATCGTGATAAAGACACCCCAAACAGTCTACTTGTCACAGCCGACCTTTGCTTAAAAGAAAAGTTGGATACTAGCTTGATCGGTCGCTGGTTTGGTGATTCAGGCAAGTTTACTAATTACATAAAATTGATGGTGGTTGTTTCTACAAATCCATTTGTAACTAAAGCGTTTTCTAGAAACAATCAAGCTATCGCTCTTGCTAATAAGTGGGGGCACTGGGATGTTAATTCTAAATCTGTAAAAACTCTTAAGAAAGATTTTAAAATTAATGACGTGGCTGATCTTAAACGTGAGTTTTACAGTAAGGATAATTTTCAAGTAAAGGTGCTAACCATCAACCAAGATGTTCTTGGCGATAATAAAGACTTAACCCAACACAAATCACATACTGATAGTGACGGGAATACAATACATGATATTAATTTTAGAGCAAGCTTTAAAGTGCGAACAGAGAAGCCACAACATTTGGCATGTTTTGCGGTGGCTTATTTAGATATGCCAGCGTTAGTTGATGCTTATAATCTTGATGTTGATGAGCACACATTAAAGAACCAAAACGGAAAATGTTCTGCGGAAGTGGTCATTGATAATTATAATATTGTTGGGAACACTAATGTTTTTTACACAACGGCTGGTGTCATCTGGACAGGTCCAATTCATAAGAGTGGTAAGACATGGCGAACGGGCAGTAATGCTAGCGAAGGAGGTGAGAGGCTAAGACATTCTACTGTTCCAAATACCAAGATACAGGATTTTAGAAACATTAAAGAAATTAAACGATTGGAAATTAACCTAGCGGTTATTGAACAGGAGTTGTTTGCAGCAAAGAATAAATTCAAGGGTATCAAAAATGACAAAATGACACCAAGGAGAAAGAATGCTTATTTTTCTGACTGTTATTTAACACGAAGCGACGTTGGTGCAGCACGGCTTTGTTTTGCGGTGGATTATGAAAAGCTAGTGAGAGAACAATCCTTATATGGAAAGCTCTTAGAGACAAAGAGCAAACACACTAAAAGAAAGTTGCTGACTGAGAGCAAGATTCGATCTTTGAAATTCAAAAGAAGAAGAATCAAGAATGTCAAAACACAAAACAAATTAGGTGCTCCAATAATGGGAGAAGTCCTTTTTGACAGTGGTGAATATCCCAACATGTTATCAATTGGCGGCGAGGCTGCTTCGGGGCGATTTAGCACGTCTAGAAAATATAATGGCGGCGGCTGGATTAAAGAGGTGGACGTTCTGTTGGACTCTCCACAGCAATCAGGGCGGGGATTAAGATTCTTTACGGGAGAAGATTGGGAAATGAAATCCATCACCGATGGAGATTATCAATATGGAGTTGAAATAACCGTAGAAGACGCCACAGTAGAATATTTAGACAAGGTTCTGAGCGGGTTGTTACATCACAGAAACCGATTGAATCGTTACTACCATGAATCTACTAAGCTTGGTATGACAAAATATATTGTTGAGCTAGAAGATCCACATATTGATTCGACGATGGAAAGGTCTGCAATATTAAAAAATTCACCGGGCAACTATGACCCCATTTCAAATAGATTCACACAGCACTTCATTGATACACAAACAAAAAGATGGGATGGTTCTTTTGCTAACGGAAAAAGTAAAATACGGTATGCGCCTTGGGTTTCTCCGCTTATCAACTACATGATTAACCTTCACATGCTCACGAATAGTTTTGAGTCAGCAGCAGGTTGGAAAATTTTAAAAGCAATTTATTCTTATATTTCTCCTGCGACTGGCAGTCCGAAAGGCATCATGGTTTTTGTTAAGCTAATGGACGATTTAATTATGAAGTTGTCTGGTTTGATTGGAGCAGACGTTACATTTACCACAGACCGGAGAGAGCGAGGGTATTGGAGAACACACACCCACGGTCCAGATAGAAATCTAGTAAAGAGATCAAGGACTCCAACCAAAACGTCAACTGTTGAACACTGGTTCTCAAACAACTCATTTGACTCCGAGGTTGCAAACAACGTGGGATTTGATTATTTGTCTTCTGGTTTGTCAACAAAGTCTGCGGCTTCCAGAGGTGGTTTGCGGCAGATAAGCGGCGAAGCGTGGAAGAAGCGAGTAGAAGAAGAGGTACTAAGATATTTTAAATCTCCATCAGTAGACATTAATATGAGAATCGGTTCTAATATTTTGACAGAACGAGATAGCTTGAAGAGGACAAACTTTACATTTTTTGCACCATCCTTTGTTTACCTAGACAACAATGCGACCTCCCTTGTGATGGACGCCTCTAGCTTAACGGCTAGTGTATATGATGATGATCACCTTAGTGTGCTTGAGAGCAGCATCTTACTGTATAAGTCAACTACTACGCCACGATTCCCAGTAGATGCTAGATCGGCTGGCTGTATGCCAGTGATGGCGCACAAGTTCAAGGAGAATATGCAAATGTTTTTCGCAGACTTAAATTTAACTATAGAAGCCCCATCTCAAATAGAGAGCTTGCCCTTGACAGATAGGTATTTTTTAAACAATCAAGTGTTCCGTTCGCCCAACTTTGAAATGTGTGACCTTTTGGGTGATATTCCAGATGATACCAATCTGGACCCGATTGTTCTTGTTCCAAAGACTAACTGCGACCCAGATGAAGAACAAGCTTGTATAAATCCAAATACTTTGTTTATGTCATTGATGCGACCATTTAGCTCAACAGGTGCGACGGGAGCAAAGTCAACAAACAGCCCATATGAGGAACCGAGGCACACTGCCAAGCTTCATTATGGGGAATTGAATTTGGACACCATCGAGGCTTATAATTTGAATGTTGAAACTAATATTGTTAATTTATTGGTGCAAGACCCATCGTACATAAACACCATTATGGTTTCATGTGGCTACCCTGCCAGCGACACTTATTCGATACAAGATGCAATTCATGCATTGCCGAATCATTTTAAGTCACTTTTCTTGGCTAGTGTAAAGTCTGAGGCTGTATCAAGAAATTGGTTCTCTCTCGGATATGACCCGGTTAAACATATTAAAACTTCTTCTTATTTTAAGTTCAATTTTGGACTAATTAGAAGAACGGATGTATTGACCGGGTACATGAATAAAAAAGGTGCAGATGGTATCGAAATTAAGGAACCACAGTGGGAGCCTCTTACAATGAATAGGTGGCAAGATGCTATAGGGGAGATTTTGTTGTGTCGGCACAAGCCATTTTCCTGTCCTCTTCTTGGGGTGCGTGGTAGCGTAGGAATGCAGCTTCCGATTTATGATGAATATTTCTTTTTGCGACCACCCTTAAGGTCTAAAAGGAAAACGCCAGATTCTAGAATTCTAGACTCAGGTGATATTTTTGATTCAGAAACAAGTGTAGAAGATAATACTGTGGCTTTGGACAATGCAACAAGAGATGTTCCACCAAGTGCGACAGCGACCAACATCCCCGGCATCGAGGTTCTGCGGTTCGACTGTCCTCCGTTTGGCAAAGACGAAACACTTACGAAGCCGTGGTGTGTAGACCCGTGCATTTTGAAGACAAGGAGATAAGTTAATGGCTGCGCCAACAGAACAACAATATATTAGACCAGACGAAATCTCTGAATCAATTCGTGAATCTGCTGGCAGTCCTAATATTTATTTTCGGGATAACGGAATAAAAAGAAAACGCCCTGTTAATCCTGTAATTCTTGGCGCTGGTAAATTTAGGATGTTGACCGATACAGCAACCTCTGATGTGGCTTATGGATATGCTGAATTTGATGCGACCTCAGCAGAAGTATCTCCATCTAGAAAACCTAGAGTGGACGATCCCTTGCGTGGAAGAATAGGAAAGTTCTGGACGAAGAGTGAAGATCAAAAGAGGTTGGTATATTTAGAGAGCGAATTGATGGATAAAATTACTCCACCATTTCAGATTTACTATGACCCTTATAAGAAGCCTCCACACCCTGTTACTTCGACTGACCCCGGCTACACACCGGGAATGCTTGGCAATTGCACAGAGCAAGTTGTTGTGTTGGTTGCCGAGAAGAAGTCTAGGGTCTTGTTTGAGGCAAAGGACAAGGGCGCTGCATTTGAGAATATTGTTAACATTATTAGAAGAAACTCAGGGACGAAGTGGTTTGAGGATCACACGTTTGTAATGCCAACTCCTTACCCGAAAGTTGAATTGGACAGATTTAATACCTCTGCTTCTGTTTTGTACGCCAGCATTAAGCCTACATATAATTTTTATATTCCAAACTATGAGCAAGTGATGCGAACCATGAAGGCATCGGCAGTGCCAGAACAGGTATTACCAAATATGTATGTAATGTTGTCTGAGATGATGTACGAGCCAAATCCAAATGACAAACAACAACAGCCTATCAACCCATTGTTTAAAAATCATATAACGCTTTATGATTCAATTAGGTTGGAAGATCACGCAGCAATGATGCTGCCATATAACGAGCGAGAAAAATTAGATATTCGCAAGAAGCCAGTGGGCGAGTTTTATGATATGTGGTCCAGACAATATAATACTGGCGGCAGCCGCCAGCAAATTATTGACGAGTTGGCAACGAAATTTACGAACATAGCGGTTTCTCATTCAAACGTTGGCTTGATTAAAGATTATAATGAACGAAAGGAATTGTTTCCGATGTTCGTTGACATTGAGTTCTCGACCGACGTTACAACTGAGTTCGCACAATTGTTATATGATACAAATATGAGCAGCAAGTTTATGAAGGATACGATGGCTCATGAAAGCAATCATAAAAGAAAGCAGTGGGTTGAATCTACGGAAGTTGTTTTGCAAGCTCATAGCGATCTGTTTGAAAAATCTGACCTTATGGCTAAAACGGCTATTGATGTTACCACAAAGAGAAGAAGAACAATAGACTTAACTGCGTGGATTAAAAATTATGAAAAGCTTGGCGGCAAGCTGCCAGAAGATTTTGATGCTAGTGAATTCGATGCACTTGATTCTCCCAATGCGGTTTTTCTTGGAACATACGCCAATGAAATGAAAGTGGGTTCACATCCAAAATATGATTTTTATAAAAGTATTATGTCTTTGATTTTCACAGGAAAAATTAGACAACTTATTAAAGCAAATATGCGAACCTATGAACAAATCATGGATGGTGAACCAGCGCACTCTGAAACTGTGATGTACAGGATTGAAAAGAGGGCTGGCTCTACAACTGGTCCGGTCATTCAAAATTTTTATTTGCCGAACTCTAACGAGATTGATATTTTAAAATTTGTGGACACTCAGGTTAAGTACGGCAAGCAATACACTTATACAATTTACGCATACCAACTTGTGTATGGTTCACGATATATGTATCGAGATTGGTGGGTCAAAGCAGACCGTGCAGGCGTCGTTGTAAGACACGAACCTTCTGTTAAGATGATTGAGGTGCCATATTACACATACACTAATCGAGTTATGGATAGTCCACCTGTCCCGCCCAATGTTGAATTGGTTCCTTATCGTGGAGTTAGCGATAAAATGAAAATTAATCTGAGTAGCAATGTTGGACAATATAAATTGATGCCAGAAATAATTGAAACAATAGAAAAGAAGCAGACCGAGTTATTGAGGGCGGCACAAGATAGATTAAAGACGGAGCCTTTGCGTTATGAAACCGACGACCATGCCACACAGTTTGAAGTATATAGAGTGGAAGAGCATCCGAAGAAATATAAAGACTTCGCTGGGCATAGAATTAAGCTCATAGAAACAGATATTTCTCGGATGACAGCACAGCGAGCAACATCGTGTGCTACCGTTGACACACTTCAACCAAATAAAAAATACTACTATACGTTTAGAGCTATAGATAATCATGGGCATATTTCGTACCCGACACCTATTTATGAGGTAGAGATAGTAGATGACAACGGTTCAGTATATCCACTAATACAAATAGTGGATTTTGCATTGGAGACACCGAAACAAGCGTCCAAGAATATGAAAAGAGTAATGCAAATAATTCCAACCACATCACAAGGTTTATTAAACGAAGAAAAGTCTGATCTTGAAGACGTAAGCAGTGCTTTGGAAGTATGGAATAGTGATGATTTATTTTTGGGACTAGATAATGAAGCGGTCTGGGGTAAAAAGTTTAAGATTAGACTAACCTCTAAACAAACAGGAAGAAAGTTCGATTTAAATGTTCGGTTTGACCACAAACATTTGAAAATAAAACCGGAATAGATTAAAATCATCATTTTGAACTATTTACTGCAAAAGGACTAATTATACATGGCGAAGGAGATAAAGTAGAATGGCATTTTTGGACAACTCAGGAGATATTATCCTAGACGCTGTGTTAACAGACACAGGACGGATGCGTTTGGCAAAGGGCGACGGGTCATTTAAGATCACTAAGTACGCTCTTGCTGACGACGAGATTGATTATTCTTTATACGATAGTTCACATCCAAGCGGCAGCGCATACTATGATTTGGAAATTTTAATGAGTCCAATTCTAGAGGCGTTTACAAACAACACTTCTTCAATGAAGTCAAAGCTTATTTCGATTCCTCGCACGAATCTTTTATATCTGCCAGTCATCAAGTTAAACGAGATGATTGACGCTTCTGCAAAGATGAGTCCAGACTATAGAGCTTTCCTGTGTGCGGTAGACCGTGATAGCGAAGATGTTTTCGGATATGTTAATAATGAACCCCGTGCAGGAATTTTGCATGGCGAGAATATTAATGCGGGTTCGTATTGTCGATTGGATCAGGGGCTAGATACTACGGAAATTTCACCACGATTTACAATCGATCATGATTTAGTTGAGACTCAATATATCGTTGAGATTGACAACAGGTTCGGTCAGTTGGTGAGTTTAAAAGGTAAGTCGGCAGCAGTTTCATATATTGATGATGATAATGTTGCAAGCTATTACCTATCATTGGCAACGGATAGAGATTTTGTTAGAGAGAACACTGAACGTGATGCCGATATAAGGACTCAAGTAATTGATGGTCCTAGAGGAACACTCATTGAATTTAGACTTCGTTCTTCTCTAGAGTTAAATACAAGTAGATATTTATTTGACAAACTGGGAAGCGAAGCTACCATTGAAGTAGACGGCACAACTTTTTCGTTTCAATATATTGACTCCATTGTTCGTGTCAGTGGGGCGACGACGGGCTACGGCGTAGATGTGCCAGTCAGATTTGTTAAAGTGACATAAGGGAGCAAAAGATATGGCGACAGTTTTTAAAACATTTCTTAATGATGATATTGCAACTACACGAACATTGTTGCATGAGGCAATTCCTGTTCATGGAGGAATTGTGCATGGTGTATATCCAGAACCGGACGAGCCGGGGAAGCAGGAGGAAACCAACATTAAGAATTATCCACACAAAATGTTCCAAAGCGTTTACGATTATCCGTATCTGAGTTCGTCAGCCAATCATATTTTTGATTTGACGGTTGGCTACGCTGCGGCGAAAGATAACGATGAAGCTTATATTCATCCGTGGACAAACGACCAACAGGTATCTCATAAAAAGAAACAAAAAATTTATTATCAAATGGCTCAGGTTTTAGTTGGTCATGGTATTGAAGGGGATATTCTATTATTTGATGAGGATGGCGATATTCTTGCTGGTGGAGACAAATATGAAAATTGTTTGTATATCAGCATCGCAAGGCTTTTAAATAAAGACGAAGTTAAGAAAGGCTCTTTCTTTTTGCATCTTGATGTTGGACCAAACGTTCCTGTCTCGCAGGCTAACTCGGACCCACTACAGAGCAACTATGTTCTCTTGGTTACAGATGAGGGTTCTGAGAACGATTATCGTGTCAACTCTCCTGCTGGAGATTATGGAATTCTTAGAGCTAGAACATGGTCGAAGCTGGATTCTAATGGTGAAGTGGAGTGCGAGGTGCCTTACGACCCCAACGACCCAGACTATGCTGCTCGATGGGCTGCGAGTTCTGACGACAACTGCGGCGGCGTGGATGACCGAGTTGGTTTGATTTATTATCAAGCGGGAGTCATTGTACTTTCGCCACATGCGTTCTTGAATTACGATCCGGCAGAGTCCTCATCGAGTTCAGGTTCAGGCTCAAGTTCAGATTCAGATTCAGGCTCAGGGCTGTCGGCTATTGAATCAGCAGGTTGCTTTGGTAAGCTTCCAGTTGTGGTTTTAAATGCGAACAACTCCGAGGTAGGGTGTATGGCAGAGCATGGCGAATTTGAACCAGTCATCGTTCATGACGATTCGACAGGCGCATCTTTTCATATTGATGATGCTTTTCGTGAGTTAGACATTCCAACCATTTGCACAGGCTTTAGAAAACGAATGGTAAGGATGGCTTTTAATAATACTACTGAGCTTAATTCAACAATTTATTTCTGTCGAGTAAATCATAACGATTTCAACTATAGCTCAAATCCAACATATTTGGACGCCAGCAAGATTAGGGTGAAGGATAGCACGGTCGATGCACCAGTTGCGTACATCACCACAATTGGTCTTTATTCTGCTGACAATGAGTTGTTGGCAGTGGCGAAACTATCTGAAGCTCTTCGTAAAGATCCGACAAATGAAATCGTGCTGCGAGTAAGGTTGGATTACTAAAATGCTAGAGGGTGGTCGTCAAAAATGCCGTTATTTAAATTTGGTCCAAATGACATATTCTACAATCAGGTAGAGACGCATCCTCAGAACGAATTCTTTATTTATGACAGGACGGTTTATTACAATAATAGAACACCTCGTCATGGAGTAATGGAGTTCGATGATGATGGACTTCCTACACACTTTGTAAAACATGTTTGCCCCGGTTATGTTAGTTTGTATGAACTAAACATTGACCGTATGGAGCAAGCACATGATGTTATTCCCGGCAAGGTCGATCAAGCTACGATGATTTATCCATTCATCACAAAGAGTGGAGCCTTGAACGCATTTAAAACAGTTTCAACTGTAGACTTCCACAACTTTGCTTATGGAGATATTATGACGGGCAGCTACCCGCTGGCGTCCAGTATTTCAATTGAGCGGTATGTAGGCAAAGACGATGCCTTCTGGGATGTGTGCGGGAAAGACCGACCACATATTAGAGCATTAAAAAATACTTTGAATTATCACAAAAAGCATAGTCCATATTATGCTTACAAGCAAGACGAGTGTGGTGGCGACTGTGGAATAAAATATGAGCCGGGTTGGGATAAAGAAACCCAAGAACTAACATTAATAAGTATTCCATCTATCATCCACGGTTCGGGGGTTGAGCGTGGGTCAGTAGACCTTAGATTCTATTTAACTGGTAGTTTGGTTGGACAACTCCAAGACATAAATCAAAACGGAGAATTGATTCAAACGGCACCAGAGAATAGCCCCGGTTACGGTGAAGTTGCAGGCGTGGTTTTATATGACGAAGGCTTTCTAATCCTTACCGGAAGCTGGTCGCTTGACGATACGCACACAGAAAGATATAGATATTGTCCAGAGCCGATTAATGAGCCTCACCAATTTGATAGCCCAAGGTGGTTATATTGGGGAACACAAGGTTATAACGAACCAGACACTTGCGGAGAGTCAGCCGACCCGACGTGGCTAGATCCAACCACGGCTGTGGTGTCATCCAGCTTTTATATGTCTTTTAATTCGACGACGTATGTGCCGACCATCACTATGTTGGCTCATGCTAAGAAAGGTGAATTAAATCACTCAAATAACCCAACTTACTTAACAAGACAACCAAAGAGTGCTATAATGGATTCAAAGGGTTGTCCTACTGGTACGTTCAGAAAGAAGCTTGACGCTTATGTGAACACTAGAGAGTATCGGGAAAGCTCAAGAGCGGAGATTAAGAATACAGTGAGAACACCATATCCAGATCCAGATGGAATCTTTGACAAGCAAACGTGGATTTCCAAGGTTGGCATTTATGACGAAAATAGAAATCTTATTGCGATTGCGAAGCTCGCCAGTCCAGTTAGAAAAAACAAGGACAGAGAATTTACCTTTAAAATTAAAATGGATTTCTAAATGATATTAGGTTTAGATGTTTCTACAAGCATTACAGGTGCTTCGGTCATAGATGATGAAGGAAAAATATTATATTGCGAGGCTTGGAAGTTTCAAAACAAAAGGCACTTTCCTGATCTCTTTGCAAAAGCAGAGGAAGTTCGCAACCTTCTGCTGGCAATCAAGCAAGAGTATGATATTGAAGCGGTTTTTATAGAGCAGTCACTTTTTGCTTTCATGCGTGGAAAATCTTCTGCAAAAACCCTCTTAACACTTTCAAAATTTAATGGTATAGTAGGGTGGTTAGTGTGGGATGTGTTCGGGATGACACCTGAATTTCTTGGTGCGACACAGGCTAGAAGAACCTGCGGTGTACCTAAAAAAGAAAAAGGCGAAGATATTAAATTAGTTGTTTTGAAGTTTTTACTTGACAATGATCCCCAGTTTTGTTATACTTTAACGAAACATGGTAATCCTGTACCCGGCACCTTTGACCGGGCTGACAGTCTTATTATTGCGAGAGCGGGTGCTGAGTGTCTAAACACGAAAGGTTGAAAATATTACAGGGTGTTCTTGGTAGGGGCTATAAGTCGGGCGACGAATATTTGTTTTTCTGCCCGAAGTGCGAGCACCACAAAAAGAAGCTTTCTGTAAACATTGAGAAAGATAAATTCAAGTGTTGGATTTGTGATTATAAGGGAGTCTCTGCGAGGCGTCTTATAAAACGCCACGGCTCTCTTGGGCAAATCCAAGATTGGGATATTATTTCTGGCACCGTCGATCTGTCTGACTTTAGTTCTATTATGTCTGAGAAGTTATTCGGACGGAAGGAGCCAAAGGATGAACAAGTGGTCCCATTACCAGTTGAATTTAAAACTTTAACTAGCAACGACCTACCAATGAGTTCTAGACCAGCAATGAAATTTTTGCGTGATAGGGGCTTGAGCAAGCTTGATATATTAAAGTGGAAAATTGGATATTGCTCTTCCGGCGAGTACAGCGGCAGAATTGTCATACCATCTTTTAATTTAAACGGCAGGGTTAACTACTTTGTAGGAAGAAGCTATACTGGCAATTGGAGAAAGTATCTTAGCCCATCGGTCAGTAGAGATATTGCATTTAACGAACTGTACATTGATTGGAACCAAGGCTTGAACATAGTTGAAGGGGTTTTTGATGCTGTAGTGGCAGAGAATGCTATTCCTATTTTGGGTTCGTCGCTTTCTGCCAACTCGGAACTCTTTAAGAAGATAGTCCAGAACGATGCGATAACTTATATCGCTCTCGACGCAGATGCAGAACGCAAAGCGATGGTTTTAATAAAGCAGCTTTTGGAGTTTGATGTAGAATTATATAAAGTTGACATTTACCCGTATTCAGATGTTGGTGAAATGTCAAAGAAAGAATTTCAAAAGCGCAAGAACAGTGCTGTTAGAATGAACAATGAGACACATCTTAGTCACAAGATAAGCTCAATTTAATAGAGGTAATTTATGAAGTTTGCTCACATTGCAGATACACATATTAGAAATTTAAAATATCATGACGAATACAATCATGTATTCGATCAGATGTACAAGACGTTAGCAGAAGAAAAGGTGGATTGCATAATTCACTGCGGTGATATTGCACACACCAAAACACAGCTATCACCAGAATTTGTGGAGATGACTGCGAAGTTTTTCAAGAACTTGGCAGCGGTCGCTCCGACATATATTATTCTTGGAAACCACGACGGGAATCTTAAGAATGAAAATCGACAAGATGCCCTTACTCCCATCGTTGACGCACTGGATATTCCTAATCTTCACCTGTTGAAGTCTTCTGGAGAAACCATTGTGGGCGATGCTTTTGCTCTCAATGTCTTGAGCGTGTTTGATGAAGGTGGTTGGATAAAGCCTACAGACAAGGAACGTGTCAACATTGCGCTTTATCACGGTTCAGTTCGTGGCGTTGTCACAGATACAGGCTGGGTGATGGAGCACGGAGATCACGATATTGAAATATTTGAAGATTTTGATTTTGCCTTCTTGGGAGATATTCACAAGACTAATCAAGTGGTGGACACAGACGGGCGTGTACGCTACCCCGGCTCAACAATTCAACAAAACCACGGGGAAACAAACGACAAGGGATTCCTGATCTGGGACATTGAAGATAAAGATACTTTTGAAGTTTCACATCACCAGTTGTTGAATCCTTCGCCGTTTATCACAATTGAGTTGTCCAAGGCTGGACGAATGCCAAAGGGCATCAACATTCCTACAGGCGCACGTCTAAGGCTTGTTTGTAATCACAGTATCCCATTGCACAAGCTGAGAAGAGCGGTTGATATTGCTAAGACCAGATTCAACCCGTTGGAGATTACATTTTTAAATAATGCTACTGATAGTCGTGGCAGCGTGGATGCCTTGTCGGGGGATTATATACAAGAAGATTTACGAGACATAAGCGTACAAGAAAAGTTTATTTCTGAGTACCTTAAAGACTATGGCATTAATGATGAAATGCTTAAGCGTGTTTGTACATTAAATAAAACATATAACACCTCTGTTGAAAATTCGGAGACAGTAAAGAGAAATGTCAACTGGCGCTTGAAGTCTCTCTACTGGGACAATCTTTTTAATTTTGGCTCAAACAACAAGGTAGATTTTTCTGCCCTTAGTGGGATCGTTGGTATATTTGGGAAGAATTTTTCTGGCAAGTCTAGCGTGATTGACAGCTTGTTGTACACTTTGTATAACAGCACGTCCAAGGGTAACAGAAAGAATCTCAACTCTATTAACCAGAGTAAAAGCTGGGGTAAAGGAAAGGTAGAAATTGAGATAGGTGACAACCTATACACGGTCGAGCGCCGTTCTGAAAAGTATATTAAAAAGGTCAAGGGGGAAGATACCTATGAGGCAAAGACCGACCTTAATTTTTGGTCGAAAAATACTGTCACTGGCGAATTGAAATCTTTAAACGGGTTGGACAGAAACGGGACAGATAAAAACATTAGAATGTTGTTCGGCACGTTAGAAGACTTCCTTCTTACTTCGATGGCTTCACAGCTAGGATCGCTGGCATTTATTGCAGAGGGTTCAACAAAGAGAAAGGAGATACTGGCGAAGTTTTTGGACTTAGAAATTTTTGAAAAGAAATTTAAATTAGCCAAAGATGACGCTGCTGATTTGCGAAGCTCTCTCCGTAGGCTTGAGAAGATTGACTTTGAAGAGCGCACAGATAATATATCTGGTCTGTTGGAGAAACACAATTCCGAGATTGTATCTCAAAAGGAGAGGTGTACACAGCTTAGGGAGTCTATCGCAGGGTGGACTGAGAAGGTGGGACAATTAGAAGAGACAATCAGTGCAATCCCAGCAGAGATTATTAATGTTAAAGACGTGACGGCTATTTTGAAATCAGCAGAGGGACAAGTAGATACCATCACACATGAGAATCGTTCTTTTGGCAAAAAAACAAAAACGAATCGAACGACATTAGAAAAGATTGATTCTTTTCTTGACAGTTTTGATATTGGGGGTTATAACCACAAGCAGGTTATGATTGATGAAGCTAGAGCAGATATGACTTCTTTGTTGCGAGAGATTGAACAACAAGAGTCTTCTTTGTTGGTAGAGGAAAAGAAGATTGACCTTCTTTCAACTGTGCCCTGTGGAGAGCAATTCCCACAATGTCGCTTTATTAAAGATGTGTTCGCAGCATTGGAAAGCATTGGACTAACCAGAGATAAGATAGAAGAGATAAGGCAAAAAAGAGGCGTGGCTTCATCCAAGGTGGAAAGCCTAGCTCCTGAAAAGGTGGCAGAGTATATTGAGAATTATAATAAACTTCTTGACAAAAAATCTTCTACTGCATCTGAACTGGCACAACTTGAATTAAAGATCGCTAGGAACAAGACTCAGGCATACAAGCTTAGGTCAGATATTAAATCACATAAGAAGAAGTTGCAAGAGTACGAAGAGAACAAAGAAGCAATTGAAAACTTAGAAGCATTAATAGACCAGAAAAAAACTTACGTCTTTAACATAGACGACGCAGAGTTGAATCTAACAATATGCGAAGAAGCCTTAACATCACTTTATCGAGAAAATGGCTCACTAACCCAACAGCTTCAAGATTTGGAAGACAGTAGGGCAGAGTTGGTAGAAACAAGAGAAGAGTATGCGGCTTACGATCTTTTTCAAAAGAGCATGGACACTAATGGTATTTCTCTTGACATTATCAAAAACAAGCTCCCGGTTATTAACTCGGAGATTGCTAGTGTTTTAGCAAATATTGTTGACTTTCAGGTGTATGTTGAAAACGAAGACAAGAGGCTTGAAATCTTTATTAAGCATCCAAAGTTTGAGGCACGTCCTCTTGAAATGGGTTCGGGAGCCGAGAAGACTATTGCTAGTATGGCAATACGGATGGCACTGTTAAACGTTTCTTCAATGCCAAAGGGAGATATTTTTATTCTAGACGAACCCGGCACGGCACTGGATGAAGAAAATATGGAAGGTTTTGTTAGAATCTTGGATCTTGTTAAGTCACACTACAAAACGGTATTGTTGATTTCTCATTTAGATTCGTTGAAAGATTGTGTGGACAAGCAGATTTTGATTGATAAGAAGAGAAACTTTGCGTATGTTAATCAATAAGCCTCTAATTATTAATACTGGAGGTGTTATATGATGAAACAAATAGCAGACAAATTCCTTGAAAAATTCGCATCAAGAAAACTTATTGCGTGGGCAACAGCCACTTGTGCGCTCTTCCTTAGTCACTTAACTTCACATGATTGGGTCATGTTAACTATGGTTTATATTGGCTCACAGGCAGCAGTGGATCTGGTGGTTGCACTAAAGCAGGGCAAGTTCGTTTCACCTGAGTTAAGAGAGCATTACAGCCCTAAGACAAAGAAGGTTGAGTAGTATGGTGCTCTGGGTGAAAAAGGCTTGGAAGTGGACCAAGGCTAACTCAACGCTCCTATTGTTTGTTGCAGTAGGAATTATTTTGCTGTTGTTGGGTCAAACACAGCAGCTTAAGAAGCTCTTTCAATATCGCAAAGAAATGATGGCGAAAGACGAAGAGGCTTTAAAAAGTTACGTTGAAGAGACAGAAAAGATCCAACAGTGGCATGAAAGTGCTACACTGGCACTGGAAAAGGAACTAGAAGTTAAAAGCGAAAAACTGACCAAAGAGCACAAGAGAGCTATTGTTGCTGCGGTGAAAGAGGCAGAAGGCAATCCAGATGCATTCGCCAAAAAAATTAATGACCTTTGGGGATTGGATTATGTTCCACCTGAAAGTCTAGGAGTTGTTCACAATGATTAAAAGCTTTATCATACCAGTTCTTATTGCGAGCTTGGTATTCCCAGCATCGGTATTTGCCAACACACCAGAGCCTCCAGCGACAGAGAGCAAGGAAGCAGCGCCAGCCTCAACGGTGACGACACTTCCACGTTTGGAGCTTAAGTTTGAGTATTCTCTTCTTAAGGCGGATACAACTTTTACACCAACCAATGACGTGTACCTTTTAACACCAGCCTCGTTTGCCAAGATTTATACTGATTGGGATTTCCGAGAGCGACAATACACTCTAGAAATTGATTACCTACAGAGGTCTTTTGATTTGAGGTATTCGCTTCAAGCACAAACGTTCACTGCTCAGAACCAACTCTTGACAGTTCAGCTTCAAAACAAGAACGAATATATTGAAAGAATTGAGCCACTGGCAATGAACAGCAGTGACAAGACTTGGTTGTGGGTGGTTCTAGGCGTAGGGATTGGAGTCGCTGGCTCGATTGGTATTATGTATGCGGTGAAGCCGGGGATCAATCCGTAATGGAAAAAGACCCTGACAACATTGCCGCACTTGAAAAGGCTATTTCTAAGAAATATGGTAAGAAGACAGTAGAAAATCCAAAATCATCGTGGAATGAGGATAAAGAGCAGGAATATTTAGAACAACTAAAAATTATAGAGTCACGACTAGACGAGCTTTCCGAGAAACTAGAGAAGATAGAAGTAAATGGGGTTTTTGTTTCCAAGAAACTATTTAATAAGGAAAGAATTAGTAGAACTTGCCCTGCTTGCCAAACATATTCTTTTAGTAAACAGGATGACTTATACATGGTGAAATACAAATGTTGTTTTAAATGTTATATTAAAAACATCGAGGGGAGAAAGCATGACTATTAAACGAGAGAAGATCAAAGAGGTTTTCGATGAAGAGCTAATTTCCTATATGAAAGAGAAGTACCCACAAGGTCTTGATGAGGGAGTTATGGATTCTTTGAAATCGGCTGGCAAGGGTATTGCCAATTATTATCAGGCGATGTTGACAAACTACGCCGACCAGTTAGATCAAATGGTTAAACAAAATTTTGTCCCACCGGAAGCGGCAGAGGCGGCAACTGAAGAAGTACCGGAAGCGGAAGAATTTGCCAAGATGGACCCAGACAAGCAAAAGGATGCGGTCAGTAGCCTTGGCGACCTCGCAGATGAAGCTGCTGTAGCTGCTGGAAAGCAGGATGGCGCAGAAGAATCCGGCGACGAGTTAGAAGACATTGGCGATGTGGCTGATAAGATTGAAGACAAGATTGATAGCGGCGAGGGCGTTGGTAGCGCCCACGAACAGGGCGGCACGGTTCAGAAAGCGGAAATGGACAAGACTCAACTTAGAGCCTTGGAAGTATTCCGAGATCACAAACTTGTAAAAGTTGCAGTTGAGAAAATTTTCAGCAGCAAGCCTGAGTTTGGTGAAGCTCTTTTAGACTTCTTTTCTGATGCTGTTGGTGCAACCGACAACAAAGGCTCTGCCGAACAAGCCTTGAAAGAAGCAATCACCAAAGCTATTAAGTCAGGTGCAATTACCAAAGCACAATTGAAGGTTTTGAAAGAAGCTGTAATAAAAAGTAAAAGGAGAAAACGATCATGAAGAAGGTAAGCGAGATTTTAGAAGAAGCTATTAGTAAATTGGAAGAGACACGAAAAGATGCTGGCAAATTTGAAGAAAAAGGAAATGCCTCTGCTGGTGTTCGTGTGAGAAAGCAAGCCCAAGTTGTTCGTGCTTTGCTTAAGGACTTACGGGCGAAAGTTCAAGACCTTAAAAGCGAACAGTCAGAATAGGAGAGTTAATGACATGGCTGATGTATTAGAAATTGTAAGAGGCATTTCGGACATTTTAACTAAAATGCACGATGGTGCTCTGGACGAGAAGGGTGAACCAGTAAAAATTGGTTTACGCAGAGAGGAAGAGATTCCAATTACGGACAGTAGGGTTGTTGACGGCTTCGCTGTGAAGTTTGATAACGAGAAGCTGTGTGTCTATTATCACTCTGATGTAAAACTCAAAGAGGTGCATTCCAATGGTTTTGAAAACGAGATGAGCGGATATATTGATTCGGTTGTTTCTCACATTAAGAAGCAATACCGAAAAAATATTGGCTCACACCTTGGTCTTACTAAAGAGGGTGAAGTAGATGTTAAGGTGCAGACCATTAGCCGAGTCAGAAGCGCAGTTGTCGCTAGGCAAGATTTTAAAATTGGCGGCTTTGGAAAAGATGTTGACATTTTAGAAAACGAAAGCGACGACAGTGTTGATAAGAATTTTAAAAGTTGGCTCAAGATGGGCGACGAGGTTGGTTCAGGTGCAAAGAAGAATCAAGCTGATAGTAGAAAACAAGGGGATGAAGAATAATGGCTAATCAAATGAAAATTACCAAGACGAGGTTAAAGGAGATTATCTCTGAAGAACTTTCTCGATTTAATAACAGGCGAACTGTAGTCAAAAACGAAGCCTCTGATAACAAAACGTTTGAAATGGTTGATGCTATTCTCAATGCTATGGAACCACAAGAGGCTTTTGAAAATCTTGTGCAGGCAATGGAAAAATCGCTAGTGCAGGAGCTACTTCTCTTTATTATCCAACAATATGAAATCCCCTTCGACGGCAACGACGAAGTGGAAGAGTACAATCCGTCAGATTTTTAAAAGAGAATAGAGAGAGAATGAATGTCTTATCAGCCAACCAAGGAAGAAATTGTCAGAGAAATTGTAAAGTGTGGAAAAGATCCTGTTTACTTTCTTAATAATTATGGGAAGATTGCCCATCCTGAACGTGGTTTGATTTCATTTAAGACGTACCCTTTTCAAGACGACCTCCTTCAAAACTTCAAAGACCATAGATTCGCAGTTATTCTTAAAGCTAGACAGCTAGGCATTTCAACAATCGTTTCTGGATATATTGTTTGGCTGATGATGTTCCATCGAGACAAGAGCGTTCTCGTTATGGCAACCAAGTTTGGCACGGCAACAAACCTTGTCAAGAAAGTAAAAAACATTTTAAAGCATATTCCTGATTGGTTAAAAATTGCTCATGTCGAGGTAGATAATAGAACTTCGTTTGAGCTTACAAATGGTTCATTCATTAAAGCCTCATCAACGTCTGCCGATGCTGGACGTTCTGAGGCTCTTTCCTTGTTGGTGTTGGACGAAGCGGCACACATTGAGGGACTAGAAGAACTGTGGGCGGGTCTTTATCCCACCCTATCAACTGGTGGTAGCTGTATTGCACTGTCAACGCCCAACGGCGTTGGGAACTGGTTCCATAAAGCATATTCAGAAGCCGACGAAGGCATGAATGACTTCTTCCCGACGATCCTGCCGTGGGATGTACACCCAGAACGAGACATGGCGTGGTATGAAAAAGAAACTCGCAACATGGCGAAAAGGGAAATTGCACAAGAGCTTGAGTGCAACTTCAACATGTCTGGCGAGACAGTCATCCACCCTCAAGATATTCAAAGGTTGTCAACTTTAACTGCGAAGCCAGAACATAGAGCAGGGTTTGATAGAAATCTTTATATTTGGAAAAACTTTGATCCGGCAAATTCATATATAGTTTCTGCCGATGTTGCCCGTGGCGACGGAAAAGATTTTTCAACTTTTCACATCATTGATGTGACGAACATGGAACAGGTGGCAGAATATCGTGGGAAGCCCGACTTAGATTTGTTTGCAAATATATTGTTTGATGCTGGTGCTTCGTATGGGAACTGTATGATTGTCGTGGAGAACAACAATGTGGGCTATGCTGTTTTAACGAAATTGATAGAAAGAGAATATCCCAACGTATACCACTCAATTAAATCAACGCACGAATACATTGAACAATATCAAGCTGAGTCACGGTCAAATGCAGTGCCGGGGTTTACGACTTCTATGAAAACTAGACCTTTGATTATAGCAAAATTAGAGGAATTCATTCGGAACAAACTAATTATAATTAACTCAGGTAGAACTATTACAGAGATTAAGACGTTTATCTGGAACAATGGAAAGCCAGAAGCTATGAAAGGGTATAATGATGATTTGGTTATGGCTCTGGCTATAGCCTGTTGGGTAAGAGATACAGCATTGGTCGGAGGTCAACGAGATTTAGAATATAAGAAGGCTCTTCTCGCTGGGTTCTCTAGGAGCAACACAACCTTTACCTCAACAATACCCGGTATGAATAATTATGATGCTGACCAAAAGCGACGAGATATAAAAGAACAGATGGACCCGTTTTTGTGGCTCACTAAAGGATAACGGTAAGGAAAAGAAATGGCAGATAGAAGATTAAATCCAAAAAATGATGAGTCTATTTTATTTAGGCAACTGACTCGTTTGTTCTCCGGTCCTATTGTAAAGTACCGGGCACAGACGCAGCGCCGATTTAGAAGAAAGCAACTCGATAAGTATGCAAACGAATTTCAATCAACGTCGGGATTACAGTTTAAGAAGAGTGCTTCCGGTCCCTTGGACGGTCTTGGTTCAGAAGCAATTCGGATGGCGGATAAGGCTGCTCGTTATATAGACTTTGAACAAATGGAATACATGCCAGAGATTGCATCTGCGTTAGATATTTATGCCGATGAAATGACAACCTCCACCGTGCTTAATGATTTGCTCACTGTCACAACTGCAAACCGAGAGATTAAGGATATTCTAAAATCTTTATTTTCTAATGTTGTTAATGTCGAGCACAACTTGTTTGGTTGGGCACGAACGATGTGTAAATTTGGAGACTTTTTTCTTTATTTAAATATTGATGAGAAGCTGGGAATCCTTAATACTATTGCTTTGCCTCCACAAGAGGTTGAAAGGTTAGAAGGAGAAGATCCAACAAATCCAAATTACGTTCAATATCAGTGGAACTCTGGTGGCGTGACTTTTGAAAATTGGCAGATTGCACACTTTAGAGTTTTAGGAAATGACAAATATGCTCCATACGGCACGTCGGTCCTAGAACCAGCCCGTCGCATCTGGAGACAGTTGACACTTCTTGAAGATGCTATGATGGCTTATCGTATTGTCCGTTCACCGGAGCGCAAAGTTTTTTATGTTGATGTGGGCAATATTGCACCACAAGACATTGAGCAATATATGGAGAGAATTAAAACTACGATGAAGCGCAATCAAGTTGTCGATCCCAATACGGGTCGAGTTGATTTGCGCTACAACCCAATGAGCGTTGACGAAGATTTTTTCGTTCCCATTCGCAACGACTCCCGAACTAGGATTGAAAATCTCCCCGGTGGAGCACACGCTACTGACATTGATGATGTAAAATATTTAAGAGATAAATTGTTTTCTGCGTTGAAGGTTCCGCCGTCTTATCTAACACAGGGCGTCGGCGGCGAAGGCGGCGATGACGATAAAACAACCTTAGCTCAGAAAGATATTAGGTTTGCAAGAACAATTACTAGATTACAACGGGCGGTTGTCAGCGAGCTAGAAAAAATTGGAGTTGTCCATCTTTATACTTTAGGATACCGAGGCGAAGACTTGGTGACTTTTAAATTATCGTTGAACAACCCGTCAAAAATTGCAGAGCTTCAAGAGTTGGAGCACTGGAACACAAAGTTTGATGTAGCTTCGGCAGCAACAGAGGGCTTCTTCTCCCGGCGATGGATTGCAACTAAATTACTTGGAATGTCTGATGAAGAATTCCTTAAGAACCAGAGAGAACAATATTTTGATAAGTTATTTGATGCCTCACTTGAAGCAGCAGGCGAAGAGGGCGCAGGCGGTGAAGGCGACGACGGCGGCGGCGGCTTAGATGACCTTGGTGGTGACGATGACCTTGGTGGTGACGATGACCTTGGTGGTGATGAAGGTGAAGAGGGTGACGAAACTCTCCTTGCGGCACCAGCAAAGCGTGATGATGGAACTATATCCACAACAACGCCACGTTCTAGGGGCAAACGCCACGTTCCTAAGACACACAAAGGCAAGCCACAGCAGGGCGGCGACCGTCGAAACGTTGGTGGACGAAAAAGACATAACAACGCTAAGTGGTCAGCAGAATTAGCTTCTAATACACCAAGAAATACACACAAGGGTTCTTTAGAATTAATGGGCTTAGCAAATTTGTCTGAATCTTTAGAAGCAACTAATTATGATGTGCAGGAACAATTACAGGAACAAGAGATATTGAATGTGACGGCAGAGGTCAATCGTCTTATTTCCGACATGGAGAAGAAAGAAAGTGAGAAAAAGAATGATGAGACATAAGCATAATAAAAAACGAAATACAGCATTCTTATATGAGGTTCTTGTAAAAGAATTGACCAAGGCGGTGGTTTCTAAAAATAATGGGAAAAAGTCTGCTGCGGTTTCTATCATTAGAAAGCATTTCAAAAAGGGGAGTACGCTCGACAGGGATCTACAACTATATAAATCCTTAAGCGAAACAACCTCCGTGGAAAAACGGGTGGCAGAAAAAATTCTTCATGAAGCACACTATCAAAGGAAGGTAATTTCTGGCGAAGGTCTTTATGATGCCCAGTCCGAATTAATCAACGATGTTAATCAAGAATTGTCTCCAAGCGTCTTCGGAAACTTTGTTCCAAATTATAAATACTTGGCTACGATTTCTCAAATGTTTGACGAGACAGCTTCAATTAAAAGCAGGGTGATGTTAGAGTCTAATATTATTGATAAAATGTCATCGGATGCGGGTGTTGATAATCTGCAACCAATTAGCAATTTAACTTATCGGACATTTGCTAAAAAGTTTAACGATGCATATGACGGCTTACATGAAGAACAAAAAGAGATTTTAAAAAGATACGTCTTCTCGGCTACCGATAATGGAATTGCATTGAAGACATACTTGAATGAAGAAATTGGTAGGCTACGCAAAGCCGTAATCAAGTCTAAGAAAACAAGAGAAATTAAGAACGACAAATCCATGTTGGATAACACCGACCGTGTTTTGGAAATATTAAATTCATTCAAGGACAGTAAGATTAATGAAGAACAGATTCGTAAGGTTTTAAAGATTCAAGAGTTGGCAAGAGAGGTTATAGAGTAATGTCTATTAATATTGCCGTGGGCGAAGAGGCAGTCAAGGCGCAAGAAGAAGCGGCGGCTGAAGAGCCACGTCATCCTTCGATGGAAATGGTCGTAAGAAAGACTATGGACGGCAATATTATGATTTTGGATCACTTAGATATGGACATTGTTGTAATGCCTCAAGATGGCAAAGTCCTCGCCTTGGCAAAAGATAATTTTGATGATGATGTATATGATTCACAAGATCGGCTTTTTAAATATCTTTCCCAAAACGGAGTGGTGATGCCAGACTCAATTCGGGGTGGAAACGTATACGGTTCTTTGGAGGGAAAATTCCCTACCGAATCTGCCAGCGGAGCAGACCCACTACAAACGGTTGTCTTTAGTGTCGGCAAATGGATCGAAGAAGAAAGACCTTATTTCGCATACACCAAAGCAATCGAAGATCAAGAAACAGAAAGATTAACTAATCCAGACGATCAAGCCTCTACAGAGTTGGGCGAGGTTCCTCAAGAGCGAGTGAAGGGTGTTCACCCTTCCGACCCGCTGGGAGCGTGGTACAAACAGAGGGGAAACACACCCGAAGCTGGGAGTGAATAAATGGGGCTATTATGGTTTGTCTTGTCTGCGTTCGGTCTAACACAACTGTTAGTCTATGCCTCTATCCTCGACCCTGTTCGACCATCCAAAGGAAAACTCGGTGAGCTTTTTCATTGCCCGATGTGTACCGGATTTTGGGTTGGTTTGTTTTTGTGTGGGATAAATCACTGGACGGAACTATTTAGTTTTGAGTACACGGTGGCAAACTTTATAATTTGCGGCAGTGTGTCCTCAGCAACATCTTATGTACTTAATATGTTGTTTGATGACGGTGGACTAAAGATTAAGCAATCTCATGTAATGGAGGAATAATTGTGGTTACTAATAATATGATTGAAAGTCATGCGAGCTTAGAGAAGTGGATGCTTCAACCTGTTCGACACTGCTGTAAGGGTAGGTAACTTTGCCCTGTGCATAAGTTGCTTTTTGTGCAGGGCTGACGAGGAATAAAAAAATGGCTAAAGTTCTATTGAGAGAATATTATGAATTATGTGAAGGTGGTGTCTGCCATGATCTTCTTACCGAAGAAGAAAAAAGGGAAGTCGCCAACGGCGCACTATATTTAACTGGTATCATGCAGAAGGCAGACGAGTTAAATGGAAACGGAAGAGTGTATCCATATAAGGTGCTTAATCGAGAAGTTAAAAATTATACAAAGATTGTTAACGAGAAGAGAGCACTTGGAGAGCTAGACCACCCAGAGGATTCTGTAGTGAATCTTAAGAATG